TGCAACTCAACATCGCGGTCGCCACGGCCAGCCAGCTCAACGAGGACGGCAAACTGCGCGAATCCCGCGCCATCGGGATGCACTCGGACCATGTGTGGATGATCCGCCACGGAGATGAATCTTTCATTTCACTCGACAAAAACCGCGACGGCGAGCGCGGCCACGCGGTGCCGGTCCAGATGGACGGCGCCATCGCCAAATTCACCCAACAACAAGAATCATGAAACTCTACATCGGCATAGACCCCGGCCTGTCCGGCGGTCTCGCATTCATCCCAACCACCGGCCAGCCATGGGCGCACAAAATGCCCGAGACTGACCGAGACCTTATCGACCTTCTCAGCGACTCCATTTCGCTGGCAGAACCTCGGGCGGTGCTGGAATTAGTCCACTCCTCGCCGCAGATGGGCGTTAAATCGGCTTTCACCTTCGGCGAGGGGTTTGGACGCCTTCAAGCGGTTCTGACCGCTCTGCGGGTGCCTTACGAGCGCGTGCGGCCTCAAGCATGGCAGAAGGCCATGGGGTGTCTCACTAAGGGCGACAAGAATGTGTCGAAGCGCCGGGCGCAGGAGCTTTTCCCGACCCTCAAGGTCACGCACGCCACAGCGGACGCGCTCCTCATCGCCGAGTTTAACAGGAGGACGGCACAGCCATGAGCCGCAAAAAGCCGAAATTCGGAGGACGCGGGAAGATCATCCAAGAGGTGGCCGGCTTCCGCGAGTTCCGAGAAGCCTGGCTCGCCAACATGCTCGATGAGATGAGCGCGGCCTGTGATCGCTTTTGGGCCAAGACGCCCGAACGACGGAAGATCGAGGCCTCACGCCAACGCTCGGGATTTAACTACGGGAACTCTCATGAATAACACATTCACCGCAAGGAACGGCGAACCCGCCTACATGCCAGACTTCGACCTCGACACGCCCGAGGACATCCTTGCCGATGAACTCGGCACGACGCCGGCCGTGGCTCGCAAGGTCATTGCTATGCTCCAAGCCGCCGAAGTGCGTCAGCAGGCGTTGACCTTGGGCAAAGTGGTCGGGCTTTTGCTCGAGACAAACAACCTGCCGGTCATGGCCAACGCCATTGCTTTCGCGGCCGGCCTCGACCAGCTCAACGGCAAAATGTCGCAGGCTCAGGTGGCGCGGGAGCTGGGCGTCACCAGGGCGCTCGTGAGCCATTACACGGTCGGCGTGCGCGATGTCCTCAGCGGCAAGCGCGACACATTCGACTGCACGAAGTTCCGCAAGAAGAATTCCTCCAGAGAAACATTCCGAGCGAAAGCTACGGACCCACGCACGGCAGCCAAGGCGGCGGCCATTGCACGATATAGAGCAAGCCAAAAGATAACAACACCATGACAATACAACTCGCAGAACATCCATCATTGACTCCTATGGGGGTTGATTTCACTCAAGAAACCACTCAAGACGAATGGAAAGACCTTCACAGGAGGATTCTGATTTGCAAAAAAATGGCCGCAAAGTGGCGGACTGAGTCGCTAGATTACGCAACATCCCGATGGGGTGAGGAATATGCACATGACACAGAAGTCCAGTTAGAGTTAAATCTAGGCATCCCCCTGCCGCCCGAAAAGCCCACGCTGAATCCTGCGGACAAAACCACAGCGATCGTCACCATCGAGGGGTTGTCGCAGAAGTTCCAACTCTGGGAGAGGAAGATGTCCGACGACATCGGCAAGTGGGACCGTGACCGGCTCGAGCGCGCTCTCGAACTCCTCACGCCTATGGAGACGACAGCCGCACGGATCCGGGGGCTATTGGCATGAATATATCCACTAAAAAACTGGAAGCCTTAAACAAAGGCAAATCAAGATACAGGGAAAGCTGCATGGAATTATCACAAGCAAAAGGCACTATTGAGCAGTATAAAAATGATTTAGCTGATTCTAAATTAGATAACAACAAACAAAAGACGAAAGAGTTAAAGCTGTTAATAAAAGATCAAAAGGCTCTTGTTGAGAAGATTCAAATAAGAAACCATCACGATAAAAGGGAGTTACTAGATTTAATCCGAGATTGTGAGGCTGAAATACCTGACAGAGTTTTACACACAAAGTCAGACAGCGGCATGGGCCGATTCGATTCTTATGGCGGTATTAGATCAAACATAAGCAACAGGTTTTCTGATTTTGATTTAGTCAATCCATGACCTGCCCGACCTGTGGCACCAACACCCGAGTCATTGCAACCCGCGACGGATACAGGCGCAGGCTATGCAAGGACGGCCATCGATTCGTCACGCTAGAACAGGCGCACGAAACAAAATTCCCATGGCTATCCAAACCCAAGCGCAAACCATTGAAGAAGAAAAAGAAACCAAGGCAGGACGACAAATGGATCGAACGCATCGAGGCCAAGCTCGCCGAGCCATCATGAGGGGGGTGGCATGGGAACCCTACCGAAATGGTTCAACCATCGCAGTTTGCCAGTCGCTCGTTAGTTTTCTGTGAGCAATGCCGAGCCCAGTTCCGCCTATTCGCCATGAAGAAATCAAAACCAACCCACAAACCTGCAACAACTAAACGACGACGAGGCCACCCATCGAATCCTGTGATCGATGAGCTGGTCGCCACCGGCGGCTACACTCGCAGAGGCGCCCGAAAGATTGCCGCTGAGGCCAAGACCACCGGCGAGAGTGTCGTCGATTTGGCCTCGGCTCGTCTGCGCAAAGTGAAACTCGAGGGCGATAAGCTCGAGTATTCCATTGAGGTCTTTCGAGGAAAGCACATTCCAAAAAGCAAAGTCGAAGAAGTCGGCTTGACCCTTGGCACGATTGTTTCCGCGCAGCTTGCCGCTTTAAGCCGAGAACTACCGGGGCGGCTTGAAGGGCTGACGGCCGCGCAAATGGAGCCAATTATTTCTTTAGAGGAAGACAAGATAAAGCAAACGCTTGCGGGCGAACTTGAAAAACACCTGTGATGCTGATCGAGGCTTTCATTCGTGGACTTAACGCAGGCAAGCGACTGACCCCAATCGAATGGATGCGTCGGAATGTCGTGGTCCCACACTCTGCCCGAAACACGCGATTCGACCCAGCCACCTCGCCGTGGATGAACGAGCCGATCGCCGAGATCGCCAAGGATACGAACACCGAGATCGTCATCTCCGCGCCGGTCGGCTCCGGCAAGACCACGCTTTTCGAGGCACTCCTCGCATGGATCGTCTCGGAGAACCCCGGCCCGACCCTCGTCACCGGACAGACCGACAAGACCGCCAAGCAGTGGGCCGAGTCCCGACTCGCCCCGATGCTCGAAGCCATCCCATCCGTCTCCAAGCTCTTCCCCAAAGACCGCCACCAGAAGCGCAAAACCGAAATCCTCTTTCCCCACATGCCGCTCTTCATTGGCGGCGCCAACCTCACCAGCCTCCAAGAGAAATCCATCCGCTGGAATATCGGCGATGAAGTCTGGCGGTGGAAAAAAGGCATGCTCGGCGAGTTCCGCCGGCGCACCCACGACCGCTGGAACGCCCGATGCATCCTCGTCTCCCAAGGTGGCGAAGAAGGCGACGACTTCCACGACGCCGAAGACCTCTGCGAAAAGCGAGACTTCGCCTGGCATTGCACCGAGTGCGATGCGTGGACCGTCTGGGATTTCCAGCACATCAAATTCGACCGCCCCACCGACACGAACGGCAACATCCTCTGGGAGCAAGTCGCCAAGAGCGCCCGGCTCGTCTGCCCCCACTGCCAGCACGACCACCCCGACGACCCCCGCATCCGCCGCACCCTCTCCACTTCATCGAAATACCTCGCCACCTCTCCCGGCGCACCCGGCCACATCGCTTTCCACTACGACGCCGCCGCCGTCTGGTGGATCCCTTGGGGAACCCTCGCCGTCGAATGGACAAAAGCCGACCTCGATTTGAAAAGCGGCGACCCCGACACCCTCAAGCAATTCGTGCAAAAGCGAAACGCCCGCCGCTGGGTAGACAAATCCACCGGCCCCTCCGACTCCGAAGTCCTCTCCTGCCGAGGCCAGCACCTGCGCGGCTCCTGCCCCACCGACCCCCTCATCATTACCTTCGGCGCCGACATCGGCCAAGACACCCAACACTGGGCAGCCGTCGCATGGGCCGCCAACGGCACCGCATTCGTCATCGATTACGGCACCGCCACCGGCATCGAAGACCTCGAAGGCATCGCCACCTCCTTGAAATACCAGACCCCATCCGGCCGCGAAGCCACCGTCGCCCACGGCATGCTCGATTCCGGCTACAACACCGGCACCGTCTATGGCCTTTGCTGGAAGACCCAAGGCTTTCTCTATCCCGCCAAAGGATCCAACGCCAACATGGGAACCGTCTCCGAATCCATCTTGAAAGACTACCCCGCCTTACCCCTCTACACCGTCAACGAATGGTGGTCGAAAGTCTGGCTCTTCAACGGAAAAATCAAACACCGCTCCGCCCCCTTCCTGTGGTTCCCCAAAGACTCGGACGACACCTTTCTCCGCGCCTTCATGGGCCAGCGACCCGACGACAAAAAAGGCCGACGCGAATGGCGCAAAGTTCCCAACGATCACTTCGCCGACGCCATCCGATTAAACCACGCCATCGTCCACCGCCTCCTCCTCGCCGGAGCGATTACTTTTGAGAAAAACTGATCTGCCTTTGACACGCCCGCCGAGGCGTGGACCAGCACGCGCAAGCCTTCGCAGGATTTAAATCCTACATCCGAGCCCTCGGCAAAACTAAAGCCGAGCTTCTAGCCATGGCCGCCGATCTCGCCAATGGCGTCGAGGATGTCACGATCACCAGCATCTCGGGCGATGGCACCGCCTCCTCTGGTCAGATCGCAATGCTGCCCCGTGAGCTTCGACTCTCCGCAATAATGGAAGTCTACGCCGAGGGCAACGGCGGCCGCCAACTCTGCACGGTCCTCGACCGCTCGTTTTTCACGACCCCCGTTTGACACGGCCCTCGGAGTCAATGGCTCCGAAAATCAAGAAATCAAGTTGGGGCGGTCCGCGCCCCGGTGCCGGCCGACCGCGCAGAGACCCCCAAGCAGCAGCCTTCGAAGGTGCCGAGCACTCCCGCGAGCGCTCCTTGATTGTCATGAATACATTCGAGCCCAAGCGCGAACTCGCGCCACGGACTCGCATGGAGCTCATGCAGCGCGCCCGCTGGCTTTACAACAATTTCGGCACCGCCTCCTATCTCATCGAGCACCTCGCCCAGCGCGCCGTGGGAACCGGCATTGTCCCCAAGGCCCGCACCTCCGACACCGCATGGAACCGCCAAGCCGAGCGCGCCTTCGAAGACCGCGCTTGCGGTGATGCGTGGGCATTCGATGCCAGCGCCCAAGTAAATTTCTACGGCGCGCAATCTCTCATCCTCCGCCAAGTCGCCTGCGACGGCGACTTTTTCGCGCAATTTCTTTCCACCCAAGCAGGCGGCACCCGCGTCCGATTCATCGGCGCCGAGGCGGTCGGATCCACGGCCAACAGCAACGAGCGCGCTTTCGACGGCGTTCTTCTCGACCGCTTCAACGCCCCCGTCAGCTATCGCGTCATCACCGACCGCGCCTCTGGAAAATTTCAAGATGTCCCAGCCGCCGACATGCTGCACTTCCGGCACATCCGCCGGGCAGGATACCCCCGTGGAGTCTCGTGGCTGCATAACGCCATCACCAACTGCCACGACCTTGTCGAATATCTCGCCTACGAAAAAGGATCCGCCAAAGCAGGCGCCCAGATCGGATTTGTCGTCACCAGCAACGAAGCCCAAAAGATCGGCCTCGGCGCAGGCAAGATGATCCCCGGCCCCAACGGCGAAGAGATCAGCACCGAAGCCCTCTACAACGGCACGCTCATCCCGCGCCTCAAGCCCGGCGAGTCCATCCAATCTTTCAAAAACGAACACCCCGCCGGAGCCTTCGAGCCATTCATCCGCACCATCATGGGCGAGATCGCCCGAGGCATGGGCCTCCCGCCCGAGGCACTCATGATCTTCGTCGGCAGCGCAGGCACCGAATTTCGCGGCCTCCTGGAAGTCGCCCAAAACTTTCTCGAGCGGCTCCAGCAAATGCTGATCGATCAATTCTGCCGGCCGCTCTGGAAATTCTGGATCTACCAAGAAATCCAAGCCGGGCGTTTGCCATACCCTGGCGATGATTGGTGGCGCTGTGAGTTCGTCGCCCCGCGAAAAATCACGGTCGATAATGGCAGAGATGGCAGGCTTTACGCCCAGCTTCTCGACTCCGGCTACATGTCTTGGGAGCGCTACTGCAACCTGCACGGCCTCGATGCCGAAGCCGAAGAGGACGACATCCTCAGCGCCTACATTCGCCGGAAAGAAAAATGCGAATCCCTCGGACTCAACCTCGGCGATGTCTTCCCCGCCCAAGCCGAAACGATCACACCAACTCAAGCCACCCAACCCGGTTCCGAACCAGCGCAAGGCGAAATGTTTGATATGCAAGCCAAGGAAAAACTCGACGCCATCGGTGCAGCCGTCCGCGCCGGCGTCATCACTCCCTCACAAGAAGTCGAAAGCTCCGTCCGCTCCATGCTGGCTCTGCCCGTCATGGGCGAGGAAGTCCTCAGCGAGTGGAACACCAATCCGATCCGCTCGCCGATCACTCTCACCAACAGCCTCGCCGCGCCGGATGAACCGACGCCGCCACCTCTCCCCGAAGATTCAACACCCATCGAACCATGAACCAACCCACCCAAAAATTCTATGCATTGGAAAAATCCAACGACGGCACGGCAACGATTCACCTCTACGATGAAGTCGGTGCTTTTGGCGCAGGGTCAAAAGAGTTCCTCGCCGACCTCGGCAAGCTCGACGGCCAGCACATCCACCTTCGCATCAACTCGCCCGGTGGGTCCGTGGTTGAGGGAACGGCCATTTATAACGCCCTCCGCCGACACAAAGGCGGTCTGACCGTTCACATCGACGCGCTCGCCGCATCCATGGCCAGCGTCATCGCCATGGCCGGCGCTCCCGTCTACATCGCCGACAACGCTCTCCTCATGATCCACAACCCGTGGACCGTCAGCGCGGGAGACAGCGACCAGCTCCGCCGCGAAGCCGACCTCCTCGACAAACTCAAAGACTCCCTCCGCAACGCCTATGTCCGCAAAACCGGCATGGAGGCCGACCGCATCTCCCAAATGATGGACGAAGAAACCTGGCTCGATGCCGTCGAAGCCGTGGCCCTCGGATTCGCCGACGCCATCGAGGAAGGCGTGGCCGCCGCAGCCACCGCAACCCCCGCCCAACTCCGCGCCCGATTTGACACCTTCGCCAAAGCAAAATCTATGCAGAGCCAAGCCGAAACCCAACCCGTCGCCGAGCCCGAGGTCGAAATCCTCGACACCGTCGTCAGCGAAAACGCCCCCGAAGTTGTCGAAGCCCCGGCCGCCGAGCCCGCCGTCGAGACCGTCCTCGAAGCCGAGCCTACACCCGAGCCCGAAGTCATCGAGCCGATCGAAAGCCCCGTCGCCAAGATCGCCGCCGCCGACCAGATCCTCGCCAAATACAACGCCGCCCTCGCCGAGCGCGACGGCGCCCTCGCCGAAGCCCGCAGCTACAAGGCCCAACTCGACACCGAGCGCGAAGCCCTGCAACGCCTCGAGCGCAGCCTCGGCCTCTCCGCCGCCCGCGTCGTCCCTGTCATCGAGAACGCCAGCCCCGAAGCCTCCGACCCCGTCGCCGAATACATCGCCGCCGTGGAGAGCGGAGACCGCAAAACCGCTTCGGCCCTCTTCGAAAAACACAAAGCCGCCATCTGGCAGCACCGCAATAAAATTTCCAAGGCCTGAGCCAAGGAGAAACCCAACACCAACCAACCACCACAATGCCCAACACAATCGACAGCTCCCTGGTTGCTGACTCCATCGCTCAGCAAACAAAAACCGTCCTCAGCAAGCGCCTCTCTGCGCTCAACCTCTTCGCCTCCGACTTCAGCTCGGAAGTTAAGAAGCCAAAGGACACCATCCATGTGCCAATCGCTTCCGCGACTGCGTCCACTTCGGTGAACCCCACCACCTTCAACAGCATCGGCGGCACCACGCTCGGCAAAGCCAGCGTCGTCCTCGACCACATCTACCAGCCCTTCGGCCTCGCTTACAGCGACCTCCAAAGCGCGCACCGCTTGGAGCGCCTCATCCAAATCAATGTCGACGCCATCGCCGACAAAATCTGGACCCTCGCCACAGCGCCCGTGACCGTTGCCAACTTCGGCGCGGCTGTCGTGGAATCCGCTGAGAACGCCATCACCGCGACCTCCGGCGACCTTCCCAAGCTCTGGGCAGGCGTCCACAAGTCGATGCGCAAAGGCCTCGTGGTCTCGCCCGTCATCTACTCGAACCTCATCCCGACCAGCACCACCGCGCTCAACCTCGGTGAAGGTGCCTACGGCTTCGAGAACGGCGTCCACTACGCAACCGCATTCGGCGGAGAAGCAGGCCTCAAGGGCTTCGCATGCTCCCCTGAGGCGCTCGTCATGGCCGCGGGCGTCCCAGCCCTCGCCGACAACGACTACCTCGTCAGCGACAGCGTCACGCTCGACCAGATCGGCCTGACCGTCTCTTACAATGTGTATTCGGACAAGAGCACCCGCTCGCTCATCGCATCGCTCGAAGTGATGTTCGGCGCAGCCGCTGGCCTCACCGCTGGCACGATGGCGCTCATCATTCCAGACTAATCCCGCACCAGCGCCCGCACCGCGCTCCTCGCCCGCAAAAGCCCTCGCCGTCTCACTCCGGCGGGGGCTTTTCTTTTGACACGGCCCCAGTGTCGTGTCGCCCGCATCCCGCAACGCCCTCGCCATCCGCTCCGCGCAACTGCGCCAAACCGCCCACGGCACCACGGTCAAATTTCGCCAGGCTGAGATCCGCGTCTGCCTCGCCCCCGTCTCCATCGGCCTCGATCTCGAAACCGGCGGTCTCCGCCAAGGCGGCGAGTTCTCGATCCGTTTCCTTGCCGCCGACCTGCAAAGCCCACCCCGCCGAGGCGAAGCCGTTTCGTTCGGCGCCAAGACCTACTTCATCAGCCAGGTCTCCGAGACCCACGCCCCCGGCGAATACCTCGCCAGCATGTCCCCAGGAGGTGCCGCTTGAACATCCCCGTCGAGTCCTCCCTCGCCGCGTGGCTCCGCAGCCAGCCCGCCTTTGACGGCATCCCGGTCCACACCGGCCAATCCGCCGAGACGATCCCAGCCGACTGCTCGGTCCTTTTTGCCGGGTGCGAGAATGTCGAGATCATCGGCGGCACGCTCTCCCGCGCCACGGCCTCCATCGTCCTCGCTACTCCGTCGCACCTAGAGATCGAGCAACACCAACAGCTCACTTCCGCGCTCCGCACGGCACTCCGCAATCTCTCAACCCTCGCCGCGCACTTCGAGGGCATCGCATTTGCCGGAGCGGTTTTGACCGGACTCACGGAATCGCAGTCCGATTCGCGCTGGGTTTGCAGCGCCACCCTCGTCCTCGGCATCGCCGAAATTTGACAGCCCCACCCTCAAAGAAATCCACCACCTATGCCAGCAACCTACACCTTCGGAATCACAGGCGGAAACGCAGGATCGATGATCGTGAATTCGGTCACGATCTCCGACACCTCCAGCAAACAAGAACTCCGTGGCGCGAACGGCGAATACGCCGCTGTCGGCTACAACAAATTTAAGCGCGAGGTCTCCATCTCCGGCGTCGGCGATGCAGGCTCTCTCGCTGTCGGCGGTGCCCTCGGCAGCATGCCCGGCGTCTCTGGATCCTATACGATCGATCAAATCTCCACCTCCCGATCCATCGACGGATTCGCGGAATTCCAAATCACAGCAACCCAAGACTAATTTTTATGCCCGCACAATTCTACGCCGCCAGCGGAATCAATGCCGATTTCGGAATCCAAGACGAGACCGGCCTCGGCATCCTGATTCAGTCCTACAGCTACGATGTCACCAGCGACAAAGCCGAGATTTTTAACACCGACGGCGAACTCGAGCACTCACGCCGCTACGGGAAAAAAGCCACGATTGCCATCAACGGGATCGGCACACAAATCCCCGGCGTCGGCGACATCATCACTAGCCTAGTCAACACCGGCGCAGGTGCTCTCGATGGCACGATCCTCGTGGACAGCGTGACTCAAAACCTCACCTCCGAAGGATTCGCTTCCGTGGATATTTCGATGACGCAATACGACGCCGTTTTGTCCTAGCCCACCACGCCCGCCGACAGGCTCCCCGGCACAATAGGGAGCCGATTTTTTACGAGACAATAGCCATGGAAAAATACACCTACACACAGAACATCAAAGCCGCTGCGGCCCTCACCACGCTCGGCTTCAAGCACAAAGAATCCTCGCCATGCGTGCGAGTCCACCGCGAAGACGGCAAGGAGACATCCTCCTTCTGGTTTGAAGAGCACGGCCCGAACGGTCTCCGAGCCTCGAAGGTCATCTTTTGGATGACCAAAGGCCACGCCGAACTCGAAGAGTCCGACCCCGAGCATCCGGTCAATTACATCCGCGCCGGTTTCGTGAACCGAGAAACCTGGATCGATGTCCACAAGAGCACCCCTCGCGTCCTCGAGCTCAAGCGAAACGGCAAAATCCTCTACCTCTCTGAGAACGCCGACGACGAGACCCGCCGCAAATTCGCCAAATTTTTTTAGAAACAAAAACCCATGAAAAAACAAACCCAACCCGACCCCGACCTCCTCACCGACGACGAAGCCCTGCGCGAGCAAGCCATGCGCGACGGCACCAAGCGCGTCGGCAAGTTCAAGCTCCGCCCATGCGTCCCCGGCACGATCTCGATCATCCGATCGAACCTCCTCGAGAAACGCGATGAATTCTGGTTCGTCGCCGCCTTCGCATTCGTCCACACCGCGCCGATCGAGGACATCCTCGCCGTGGACTCCGACCCCGAAGAATTCAACCGCGCCGTCCGCCGCTGGCAGCTTGAGAACATCGCCGACCTCGATGACCAAAACGAACTCTCCAAGCTCGTCTCCGCCGCCTGGGATCGCGTGAACGCCGCCGAGACCAAAGCCAAGCACCCCTCCACCGGAGCCCCCACCTCGGGGGAGTAGCATCCCCCAACTGGCTTGCATCCTATGTCTACCGCCTCGCAAGCATCACCGGTTGGGGGTTCCAAGCCTGCATGTGGGAAGTCCCCTTTGCAGCCGGGCTCCAGATTTTGGACGCCGATGCATTCCAGCATGGCGTTCCTCGCCTATATCTGCGCCGCAATCCGAACGCGGATTTTGACTCCCTCGCGGCAATAGAAAGCGCGTTTGCAAAATGTCTGTAAAAGTTGAAACCCTCGCATTTGAAAAACTGCTAAAAGACTACGCCGAGATTCGTGAGACCACGATCCCGAAAGCCGTAGCCATGAATGCTCGTTTGCTGTGCGTGGAATTGGCCCGCCGCACTCAGCCGTTTGGCAACAAGACAGGCGGCGAAAAGATCGGCGAAAAAGCCATTGCAAAAGACATTTATGGCGGTCGTCGAAGCAGCACTAAAGGAAAAGGCCGCGCCGGTCTGTTTGCTCATGTGACGCCACGACAGGTAGCTTACGCAGACAATTTCAGCAGTAGTGACTATATAACCGTTCACGCAACAAAAGGAGGCAGCGTCTACGGCATAGATCGCGCTCACTTTCTACCTGATGCGTCGACTTCAGATATTGCGTCGATTCACCGAGCAAATTTTGTGAATGGGCGCATGAGCGCAGCCGGTGGCGATACCCACAACATCGGACGCTGGAAATTCATAAATAAATACTTTGTCCCCAAGTCAGCTTTGGAAGGATTTGTTGCGGCTCAATACGCCAAGGTCGGCATTGCAAAATCCGGTTGGGCTTGGTGCGCCAAGCTGCTGAAAAATCCAGTAAAAGGCAGCGCCACACGCGGCATTCCAAAATGGGTCACTCGTCACCTTGGAGATTACGGACTCGGCCAGGTTGTGGATAATACCGACGATAAAAACAACCCGCGCATCTCTCTCACTAATACCAGCAAATATGCCGACAAAGTAATCAGCCCAGTCGAGCAACTAAACGCCGCGCAGATCGTCGCTCGCAAAATGAAAACCCAAATGGCGCGGATTCTGAAATCACGCACCACAAAACTGGCGGAGGCCGCGTAAAGCCATGGCTGATGTCACAGTAGAATTCGGAGCCAAAGACCTCGGGCTCGCAAAAACCCTCGCCACTGTCCAAGAGGAACTCGTTAGCCTCCGCACAAAAGTAAAATCCGGCGACCTCTCAATCTCCGACCTCGAGCAGACCATGCGCCGTGTAGGTCAAGTCGAGTCGATGGAAAAACGAATCAAAGGCATGGGCCAAGCCGCCGACTCCGCCACCGCCGATTTCAAGCAACTCGACGCCGCGATTGATTCCGTGCAGGCCGAGCAGGCATCCACAGGCTTCGGCTCTGTGGCCGGGCAGATTGGCAAAATGACCGCATCGCTTACGGCGGCCTACGGCGCTGTCATGGGTTTCCGTGAGGCGTTTTTGTTTGTTGGCGATGCCATCAAACTGGCGTCTGATCTCGGGGAGACATCTTCTCAGGTTGGAGTGATTTTTGGAAACACTGCAGATTCCATTCGTTCTTGGGCTGCTACGGCTTCTACAAGTCTTGGACAGTCTACGCAGCAAGCGATGGAGGCAGCCGCGACTTTTGCGAGTTTTGGAAAAGCAGCCGGATTGAGCGGAAATTCACTTGTTGGGTTCTCAAAAGACCTCGTTCAGCTAGCGACAGATTTTGCTTCTTTCAAGAATACCTCAGTAGAAGAAGCGATTACGGCGATTGGATCCGCTTTGCGTGGAGAGTCTGAACCTATTCGGAAATTCAATGTGTTCCTTGACGAGGCAACACTGAAGGCCGAAGCGATGAAGCTAGGCTTGTATGACGGAACAGGGGCTTTGGACGCTCAAACAAAGAGTTTAGCTGCATACAATTTAATCATTAAGCAGAGCGGCGACGCCCAAGGAGATTTTGCAAGGACGAGTGATGGTCTGGCGGCTCAAACAAAAATCCTCAGCGCAGAGTTTACCAATCTCAAAACCGCGCTCGGAGAGGGGCTAATTACCCCAACAAGCACGGTGGTCAGCTCGATCAACGACGGCTTCATCCCGGCGATGAAAGGCGCGATTCAATACTCGAAAGACCTTTTTGCCGTTCTGAGCACGACCCCGGCCAAAGGCCAATCCGTCGTTTATGATGCCGTGGCTGAATCTCTCAATGGATTCAACTATTACATGGCGCAGGCGTTTAATAATTTTACGCCATTCGGATATGCACTGACCGCACTTACCAATAAGGGCAAAGAGGTCGCGCAGACTCAAACCGAAGCCAATGCCGCGATAAATAAAACAAGCGAAGGAGCATCCACGGCCGCCGCCGAGCTAACAAAAACAGGGCTCGCCGCAGCCACCGCCGCCGGAGAATTCCAAGGCGCAGGCGAAAAAGCCGACACCGCAGGCCAGAGCATGGCCGAATCGTTTTCCCTCGGCGCGGATTTTAAGCCGCAGATCGAAGGCATCGCCGGGGGGTGGTCCGATGTTGGCGACAAGATCGCAGGCACCAAGCCCCTCCTCGAAGGCAATTTCTCCCTCGCCGACTCGATCGCCGGGAAGACCGACGAGCAGGCCCAGAGCATCGGCGGGGTGAATGAGCAGCTCGACACCACCAATAAGCTCAACGAATTGATCGAAGGCAAGGTCACGGAGACCGACAAAAAACTCGCCGATCAAAAAGCCAAGCAAGCCGCCAGCAACGAAGAAAAACAAAAAGCCCTCGCCCTCGACCTCCAGATCGCCGAAGCCCTCGCTGGTGGTAACGAAGAGCAAGCCAAAGCACTGCAATACCAGAAAGACTTCAACGGCTACCTCAAGCAAGCCATCGACGCCGGGATGGGCGAACCAGAAGCCAATAAATTCGCCGCCGCCATGGCCAAAGCCGCAGGCAGCGCCAAAGGCATCAAAGACGACCTCTCCGAATCCGCCAAGCTCTTCAAATCCATCGAAGAAGCCCGCGCCAAAGACGCCACAGACCGTGGCGGCCGCGACACCAAGCGCGCCCAGGATGCCATCGACCGGGGAGACTTCTCCGCCGCCGAGCGAGCTGCCGGCCGCATCGCCGCCCGCGAAGAGCGCCAAGGCCGCCAAGCCGGAGAGAAACAAGCCGCCGAGGCCGAGGCCGCCAAACCCTTCTCCCAGCGCATGGCCGAAGGCACCCAATCCTTCCGCGCTCGCTTTGCCAAATCCGACAAACCCGCCGCCGACCAGCCAGCCGCCGAAGCGCCCAAATCCCTCCGCGACCGAATGGCCGAAGGCACACAAGCCTTCCGCGACCGCATGGCCGGGAAAGACGCCGTGGACAAACCCGGCCGCACCGGCCAGACCGACACCGCCGCGCAAGGCGGAGACAAATCCGGCGGCAAGTCCTCCCTCGATACCCTCGTCGGCGACATCAAGAAACTCCTCGAAAAAATCGAACCCAAGCTCCCCGTCGCCGCCCTCGTTTAGAAAATGTCAACCATCTACACATCAGCCGCTGACTGGATTCAGCAGGCCGAAAAGAATGTCGTAAAATATCCCACCGGCCTTGTTAAAACAGAGACCATTTATATTTGGCCGGGAGGATCGCCAACCACGAACCCTCCCTCCTCCAATGGCCAAGACATCGCCCTTACCACCGACGAGAATGGATTCACCACGGCTGTTGTTACCGCTTATTCTATTTCCATCCAAAGCGGGAATGGAGGTCCTACATTTTCGCCGGGTATCCTGCGCGAATCCAAGATAATCAAAACCGGCACGGCCATCCGCGACACGCGTGAGAAGCGCACGGTCAAAGATGGAGATAATGTTCTGACTCTGATTTTAATAAACCGTGAGACTTTCAGTTTTAGATATTTGGCCCCAGTTGCCCAAGAGACGAAAGTTTACAGCACGCCAGCCCTGCCACTCTCGGAAGGCACTGGCGACATAACAGTTATCGGCAACCCTCCCTTCTCTGGCGGGACCATTACCCAAACATGGGCGCTCAGCTCCTACGAAGTGGTGAAATACGGGGATTATTACGAAACCACGCAATCCGTAGAGCGCGAAGCCTCTATATATCTATTTGTGGATCCTTACCCTGGAGAACCCGATGGCCCACAATAAAAGATGAGCTTATCCATCCCAGTCGATTTCACGCAAAAAACCGCAAAAAACAACTCCGCAGGCGGTTATCCTACGCAAATCAAGGCCGAGGATTTGCAAAAAAATTTCGTCTACTGCGCGCTCGATTGTGAGGGGCTCACCGAAAACACCACCGGTCCAGGAGGCTTTACAGCTCGCAAATTAAAAATCCTCCCAGGTTCCAAGCAGCACCAAATTCTTATTTGGGACGGTCAACAATACACTCCATTCATGCCACCTCCATCTGGCAGCATGACTTGGATTCTAGGAGCACAATACGGCGCCCTCGCGTGGATCGCCACGCAGGAATGCTAGCACAAGTCTTAAGTCTTAAGTTTGTAAGTTTTAAGACTGACCACCGAGACAATCACGCAAACCGCCCCTTAAAACTTAATTCTTAAAACTTAAAACTCTCTGCCATGACCCTCGGCCGCACACCAACCGGAGCCATCAAAATCAAGACCGACGGCGGCCTTCGCGCGGTGAATTGCGCGTGTTGTGGGGGGGGGGGGGATTTTCAACCTTGCCGCGATTGCCCTCCAGTCCTTGGGGATTGGACATTCTCACTTAGCGGTGATCAAGTCGGAGACCTTACGATATATGAATACCCTACAGGCACACAATATGATCCCCCGCGAAATTGCGAAGATTCTTGGGACGCATTTTCTGGGACAGACCCGTCGAACTTCAAATCTTTTAGCGTCAACTTAGTAAGAGCTTCTGGTGGATGGTTTGGAGCGCCTTCCGGCACTCCGTGCTGTTGGGTTTTAGGTCTCGGAGTTCAAGGCACCTTCGAATATTGCTGCTTTATGGGGTATCCAGATTTATGCTCTGTGGGCAGCTCTGGTCAGGTAATCATTACCAGCGATAGCCCCGTCGGTTCATACGATTTCACTATTTACGCGCAATGTAAGCCCCCTTGCTATACGGGAGCGCCTGACTGCCAAGATGAGCCATTTGAATTTAATTTCACCGTGACCGTCTCATGACATACGAGGATTTCATGAATAAAATGCCGGAAAGTTTGCGCGAGGCGCATGCGCTAATGCGCTCGGCTTTTTTAGCAGGAACAAAATTCACAGCCTCCGGCTTCAGCGCGACCCCACCCGAAGCCCTCGCCACCCGCGAAGCCACCTGCCGCACCTGCCTAGAATGGGACGCCGCCGCGCTGAACGCCACCGGCCGCTGTCGCAAGTGCGGATGCTCCACATGGGCCAAGCTACGCATGGCATCCGAACGATGCCCGATCGGCAAGTGGGAAGCCGTCGAATCGAAACCGGAAACCGGAGTGCTAAAACCGCAAATCTAAGCGCATCTTTCCGACCTCCTCCTTCCGCTCTCCGCATTAGGAGACGCTCGGAAGCCCGCCTGATTTGACACCCATGCCGCAAGCAGCGGCATGAAACTTTTCCTTGATTCAAAAAACCGGCGCTTCGTCAAGAGCGCCGCGTCGAATGTCGCATTGCAGACGCTCGTCCTCAAACGCCGCGACCAAGTCCCCATCGAAATTATTTTCGTGGAGAACGGCGTGGCCGTCTCGCCCGTCACAGGCACCACGACCACCGTCGCCCTCAAGACCTCTTTCTCTGACGCCAATTTTCTAGCTCTGGCGGCCCCCGGCCAAACCATCCTCGATCTGAATACATTGCCGGTCGAGGCCGCATTCTCCTCCGACCCCGCCGCGATTTCCGCCTTTCTCGAAATCCGCTGGACCGCGCCCGCTCAGGCATTGCGAACCGCGACCCTCCAAGTCGAGATTCAGAACTCCGTCATCCTCGGAGACGAGCAGACCCCCGCCGCCCTCCCAGACGGCAAAGCCACCCAAGCCGAAGCCGAAGCCGGTCTCTCGAACGCAAAATGGATGACCCCCCTGCGCACCGCGCAGGCCATCGCCGAACTCGCCCCACCTCCCACTTGGGACAGCGTCCTCAACAAGCCTGCCACCTTCCCTCCCTCGGCCCACACCCACACCGCCAGCCAGATCACCGATTTCGCCTCCGCCGTCGTCGCCGTCTCCCCGCCCGTTGATTGGTCATCGCTCACCGGCAAGCCAACGACCTTCGCACCTTCCGCCCACACGCACCTCAAGAGCGAGATCACCGGCCTCGATGCCGACCTCGCCGCCCTTGCCACCGAAGACACCGCCCTCGGCCAGAGGATCGACTACCTCGCCGCGAATCTGGACCCTGCCGCGCTGGATTCGATTGCCGAAGCAGCCGCCAGCATCGGATCTCTACAGACCCAAGTGGACGGCAAAGCCACCGCCGCCCAAGGCGCTCTCGCCGACACCGCCCTCCAGCCCGAGCCAGTAGACTACCAAGGAGCCTACAACAACGGAGCCGACTACTTCCCCGGCCAAGTCGTCAGCTACAACGGCGAACTCTACCGCCGCGTCGGCGAGCCAAATCCCGGCTATCCACCGCCCGGCAGCTACTGGGCCACCTTCGATCCATCGGCCTCCCCCGCATTCAAGCTCTGGGTCGATCTCTCAAAAGCCGACACGGTCCACACCCACGCCGCCACCGAGATCACCGGCCTTTCGAGCTACATCATTTCCAGCGCACCCGGCCTGCAAATCAACACCACCGTCCGCATCGGCGACGGCGTTGCCACCACCTTCCCGATCGACGGCCTCGTCAGCAGCGATCCCGAGCATGTCCTCGTGGCCTTGAACGGCGTCACGCAAACCCCCACCACCGACTACACGGTCAGCGAAGCCACCGGCACGATCACCTTCGACACCGCTCCAAGCGCGGGAATGCAGATCAGTTGCACCGCCTTGGGCCTGCGCACCGTCCAGCCGCCCATCGATCCCACCCTCTACCTCTACGCCTTCGACCAAAGCCTCGACGGCCTCACGACCTACAGCGGCCGGTTGCTCAATGCCGACCGCCCCGCCGCGCCAGCACTGCCCGAGACCGCCACAAGCTGGACCATCCGCCGCAGCACCCTCAACGCCGCAGGCCAAATCCTCGCCACCGCCACCGCCGTCGGCTCGTGGGCTAACCGCACAACGCTCTCCTACACATGACGACAATCACCGAGAGCAACATCACGCAGACGCTCGATCTTTCTTCGTTCGAACTCACCCTCCCGCCGAGCGTCGTCGAATACCCGAGCCGCTCGAGCTTTCCGAGCGTCGGGAAACCCGACCGCCTCTACATGGCCCTCGACGAAGGCATGCCCTACCGCTGGTCGCCAACAGCGAACGCCTACAGGTCGTTAATCGAAACCATCGACGGCGGCAATTTTTGACACTCACCCACCCACGAACACCAACACCTAACCCATCACCACTATGCCACAAGTCATCAAACTAAAACGCGGTTCTGGAATTCCCGTTTCCTTGCAGAACGGGGAAGCCGGTTTCGACACCTTAAACAAGGCCCTCTACATCGGCACAGCCGAGGGGGTCTACGACCTCGCGGGCGTCAATTACGCGAAGAAAACCTTCGTCAACGACGCGGTAGAAGCCGAAGCCGACCTTCGCAGCGCAGCGGATTCGACGCTCACCACGAACCTCAATGCGGAAATCTCCCGCGCTCAAGGTGCCGAAAGCGACCTCGCCGACGACATCGCCGCCGAGACATCCGCCCGCCAATCCGCGATCAGCTCCGAGCAGTCCGCTCGTGAAGCAGCCGACCTCGTTCTCGACGGAAAAATCTCGACCGAGAAAGGCCGCATCGATGCGATCCTCTCCGCCGCTGATGCCGACAAAGACAGCTTCGCGGAAATCGTCAGCTTGATCAACTCGGTCGATCTCACGAACGACAACGCCCTGGCATCCGCAATCTCCTCGATCAACGACGACATCGCCGCTGAAGAGACCGCACGCATCGCTGGCGACTCCGGTCTTCAGACCTCGCTCAACACCGTCTCGAGCGACCTCTCCGCGCTGACCACCCGCGTCACCGCAGCCGAGGCCGATATCGTTGCTGAGGAATCCGCCCGCATCGCCGCTGTCTCCGCCGAAGCCGCTGCCCGCGCTTCGGATGTGTCCGGCCTCGAGTCCGACATCGCCCTCGTCCAGTCGAACCTGGATTCGGAAAGCTCGACTCGTTCGACAGCCGACACCTCGTTGTCCAACCGCATCACCACCCTCGAAAACGCCAGCGCGGACAGCCGCCTCGACGCCGTAGAGGCCGATGTGGCCGACATCGAGTCGAGACTCTCCAGCCTCGAGCAGACCATCGATGGCGGCAGCTACTAGTCCCTAACCCAACCCCGGCGGGGCGCTCCATAGCGCTCCGCCAAGCGGGGGGTCTAACTCCGCAAAATCAAAATCCGGCCCATGCCAAACCCAATCATCAAGCCCAAATCCTCGACCGTAGCGTCGAAAGTCCCAGCCGCCTCCGACCTGGCCTTGGGAGAAATTTGTGTGAACCACGCAGACCGCCGACTTTACTCGCGCAATCCCAGCACGGGAGAGGTGTATAAATTGGCCGGCACGAAAGACGCCCCCGACCGCGTCTGGGCCTTCGACATCTCCGCCGACGGCACCACCACCTACCTCGGCTTCCTCCTCTATTCGGACTTCCCGCATTCCGGCTCGGTGTATGACTCCGAAGCCTGGGAAATCTCCCGCACCATTTTCAACGCCGCAGCCACCACATCCCAAGAATCCAGCGCCACCGGCGCCTGGTCAAACAAGGCGAATCTGACCTATGCTTAGTCCCCTCTACGGCCAACTCTCCCCCCTCCGCGTGCCGACAATGACAGGGGTTAACGCCGCTCAGATCGCCGCCGACTACATCGCCGCCGTTGAATCAGCGGACGGCCAACCTTTAGAATCCGCCGTCATAACTGCATACCAAAATTTTATCTCGGGTTGTGTGACCGATGGTCTGTGGATTGCGCTCAAATCCTCCTGCATTTTGGCAGGGGCGCGCACTCTTTCAGGCGCACTCGTCCCTCTCGTCGGCACGGCCCCCACCAACAATAATTTTGTAACCGCCGATTTTAACCGGAAGACCGGATTAAAAGGAAATGGCACTACTAAATACTTAAACTCCAACCGCGCCCACAATGCCGACCCCCAAAACAACGCCCACTTAGCGGTCAACATGTCTGTCGTGGCCGTTGGAACTCGCTATTCGATAGGGGCTGATGGCGCTGCTTGCTTTTCTAGCATACTTCACGCGTCAGGCGTCCTGTATCCGCGAATCCGCAATTCGACGGCCTCGCTAGGTAGTCAAGGCACTGCCAGCACGCTCGGCTTTTATGGCGTTTCGCGCAATGCAGCCGCAAATTATGTGCGCCGCCGTCCGACTGCCAACTCCGCAACCATTACCCACACCAGCTCCGCTGCCGACTCAAACAATATTTTAGTTTTTGGCGATTCGCAAAGTAACGGAACTATATATTCGTCATATATATTTAACGGGGCGCTTTCCTTCTACTCCATCGGCGAATCACTCGACCTCGCACTCCTCAACACCCGCGTCAGCACACTCATGACCGACCTCGCCTCCGCCATACCATGACACTCGCCGACCTCATCAACCAGCCTGTGAGCTACGACGCCGCGAAAAACCTCACGCTCGTCTTCTCGCCCGAACTCGCCGAGCAACTCGCCGCCGTCCAATCCGAGTATGGCAACCCCCGGCATGTTGCCAGCCCTGTCGATCTTGTTGATGGCCGCAAAATGCTGTGCGCAGACCTCCTTACAGAAATCGGCCCCGGCGGCCTCTACGCGCAGGGCTTCGCGCATCTCCCCGCCGAGCTATTTACGCTCGTCGAAGTCCTCCCCATGTCCGAAGTCCTGCCACTACTCCCGCAACCCGAAGAAATCTAAACCCACCACCAACCCATGCTCGAACAAGTCTCCACCTCCGTAAAGTTCCTGGCTTTTTTTACAGCCAGCAAAACCGGCAAGACCGGCCTCACCGTCACCATCGACATCTACAATCCAAGCGGCACCCAGATCGTGACCGCAGGCAGCGCCACCGCCCTCGGCGGCGGGTTGTATGCCTACACGCTCTCAACCGACAATTCCTCGGAGGGTGAATACGCCGCCATCTTCAAAACCACCGACTCCACCGTGGACGCCCAGCACATCCCAAGCCTCTGGGTCCTCGGCCGCGCAGGCGTGGAAAACCTCGATGCCGCCACCTCCTCCCGCCTGCCATCCAGCAGCTACACCGCCCCAGCGAACTCGGACATCTCGGCAATCAAAAGCAAGACCGACAATCTCCCAAGCGACCCCGCAGACCAAAGCCTCGTTGAGTCCGCCATCTCGGCCCTCTCGATCCCGACCGTGGTCCAGATCCGCACCGAGCTAGATTCCAACTCCGCCAAACTCGCTAACCTCGACGCCACGATCTCCAGCCGCTCGACCCTCACGACCGGCGACCTGCCGAGCGTGCCGAGCGCGGCCTCGGTAGCCACCGCCGTTCGCACAGAGCTGACCGAGATCAGTAATCTAGATGCCACGATCTCGAGCCGTTTGGCAGATGCAGACTACACAACTCCGCCGACCACCGCGCAAATCGCCACCGCAGTCGAAGGATCGCTCCTCAACGAGGCAGACGGCCAAGCCGTCCTCAACGCCCTCGTCGGCGCCATCGGTAACCAGAACCTCAGCGAAGTCTCACTCGTCGCAGCCGTCCGTGCCGACCTCGAGCGCGTCGGTGGGAAGCTCGACAGCATCCCGACTTCCTCCGCACCTAGCGCCTCCACGGTCGCCGGTGCCGTCCGCACCGAACTCAGCACCGAGCTGGCCCGAGTGGACGCAGCCGTCAGCACGCGCCTCGCCGGTTCGGCCTACACGGCGCCAGCAAACAGCGATGTCGCCGCGATCAAAGTCAAGACAGACGCCCTCAACACCGAGCGCCTCGCCAATGTGGCGACGACAGCGATTGTTGGGAATCTTTTAGCCCAGGCGAACAGCTAAGATGTCCACGGAAACCGTCCGCAACCGCCCCGGCGTGCGCCTCTCATTTGGGGAGGCCATCGCAGCGATGGCGCTCATCGCCACGATCTTTTCGATTAGCCAAGCCTGGTGGATCCTGCCCGAGAAGGTCACTCGCGTGGAGATCGAAAACGACCGCCAGGAAGCCCGCCTTCAAAAAATCGAAGCCGTCGCCGCCGACCGCGCCGAGACTCTGGCCCGCATCGACGAGCGAACTAAACGCATCGAGCAAATCCTCGCCAACCGTCCGTGATCCTTTGACACCCCCGCCAACTCGATGAAAGCACTCTTCTTTGTCCTCGATCGTCTCAGCGAAAACAGCACTTGGCGCGGACTGATCCTTGTCGCCGTCGCCCTTGGCGTGAAGCTTGAGCCCGAACTTCAAAACCAGATCATCGCCGCCGGCCTCGGCCTAGTCGGCACGATTAATATTTTCCGAAAAGGGAAATAATGAACCCCAAGCAAGTCGCCGCCGTGCTCATGATTCTCGGCTGGCTTTTCCTCGCCATGGCCTTCTTGACCAGCTGCGTGGCCGTCCCCGTGCCTCCTTTCGGTGACCGCATCGGCGAGGCTGGCACGCTCCACATCCGCGCCACCGTGCGCTTTGAGCCACGCCTCAGCGAAGGCGAAGCCGCCAACCGCGACCTCTGGAACGCCCTCGGCGAGTTCCAAAAAACCATCCCCGCACTGAAGGACAAATGATCTCGCTCCTCGCCCGCTTCTTCATGTTGCCCAAGCCCGCGCAATCCCCCGCGCCTGAGCCCGCGCCGAAGCCCGCGAAGCCAACATCAAAGCCCGCCAAAACCTCCGGCACCGTCAAGCCCGAGCCAAAGTTTTACCAACAGACCAACAAGCGCACGCCCAACATCAGCGCCGGCCGCGTCATCAAACCGACGCATGTGGTTTTGCATCACACGAGCGGAGCCTATGCCGGATCCGTCTCCTGGTGCAGCGACCCCGTCAGCAAAGTTTCGTATCACTGCATAATCGCCAGAAACGGCAAACGAACCGCCCTCGCCCTGCCGAGCCAGAGAACCTGGCACGCCGGAGTCTCCTCGTGGCAAGGCCGCAAAGACGCCAACTCATTCTCTGTCGGCATGGCATGGGAAGGCGACACCTACCAAACGCCCTTGAGCGAAGACGCCCTCCTCAGCGCCGTCGAATACCTCCTCCCCATTCTCCGCGAAAACAACATCCCCTTGGCCAACATCCTGCGCCACGCCGACATCGCCCCCGGCCGCAAAACCGACTGCTCCCCAGCCGCCCACGCCGCCCTCCTAGCGGCTCTCAATAAAGTCCTTTAGGGCAACAACGGGCAACACTCCCGTAAGTCATTGCAAAACAGACCAAAGAAAGCGACTTAAAATCCGTTGATCCGAAAGGGTCGTGCGGGTTCAAGTCCCGCCGCCGGCAGAGTGCTTTGTGACGATTTGGGCTAGGTTTTAAGCGGGTTGGCGGGCGGTTGGCTTCTTGAAACTACAGGCGGCTATTGGCGGCTACTGGAAGAAAATAGTTGAGATTTCGGGCAACACGGGCAACAAGTGGGCAACAGACCATGAGCGCCTTTATTGTCAGTCCATATCCGCAGCGACCCGGCACCCCGTGGAAGCTGACGATTCCCGAAAAAATATTTGGCAAAAGGATTCGCCGGTTTTACCGCACCGAGGCGGAGGCTTGGGCGGCGGGGCCGGGTTTGCTGGAGAAGTTGCAGAAGGGGGGGACGGATTCGCTCTCGGAGGAGCAGGCGAGGGGTATGTCTATGAAATCCGCGGTGCGGGATTACATCGCATCCAAGGTGGGCAGCTCGGAGCGGCACAGGGACAAACTGGAAAAGATTTGCGGGGAGCTTTTGGATGCTTTCCCTGGCGCGGTGGCGGCGGTCACTCCGATGCAGGCGGCTCGGGTCTTTGGAAAGATTAAGGGCGCGCCGACGACGCGGGCGGGGTGGCATCGTTACGCCTCCGGGTTTTTTC